CGTAGGTACCACGGTGGCCCTCCTAGAGCGTGGTACCAAGGTTATGAGCGCGATACACAAAAGACTACATTATTCACAAAAACTAGAGTTTAATTTGTTGGCTAAAGTTTTTGGTGAGTCTTTACCGCCTATCTACAACTATGCGATAGGTACAGGATCCAACGAGGTTAAACAACAAGACTTTGATGATCGTGTCGACATCATACCGGTTTCAGATCCAAATATTTTCTCACAAAGTCAAAGAGTTACCTTGGCACAAGAGCTTTTACAGATGGTACAGTCAAACCCACAAGTGCACGGGCCTATGGGTATCTACGAGGCTTACCGAAGAATGTATGCGGCGTTAGGCGTAGATAATGTAGAGGCGTTGTTACAACCACCGCCCGATATGACGCCACAACCGGTCGAGGCAGGATTAGAAAACGCTGGTTTACTGTTAGGACAACCTGCACAAGCTTTTCCAGAACAGAACCATCAAGCACATATAGACACTCACAGAAGTTTATTTTTTACTGATTTAGTAAAAGAAAGTCCGCAAGTACAAGCTTTGATAATTTCACATTGTATGCAGCATTTACAATTCTTAGCCGCACAACTAGCTCAAGAACAGATGCCACCAGAAATGCAACAAAGGATTGCAGAAATACAGTCGGTTATTCAACAAGTTAGTCCAGAAGAGGCAGCTGCAATCATGCAACAAATCAAAGTAATCAACGAACAATACAGCTCTGCAATCATGGCTCAACTAGCAAACGACTTCTTACAATCTATAGGTATGAGCGGTGGTGGCGATCCATTGGTTGATATTAGACAAAAAGAATTAGAGCTCAGAGATAAAGAACTAGATATAGAAACACAACAATTTGCAAGCAAACAAAACCAAAGAGCAGAAGAAAAATTATTAGACGCAAACTTACAAATGCAAAGATTGGAAACGCAAAAACAAATAGCAGACGATAAATTAGAAGTGGCGATAGATAGATTAAAAACCAACACAGATTTAAAACTGTTAGAATTAGAAAACAAAATTAAGGGGATATTATGACAACATCTTATAAATTAGAGGCCGTAAAAGCTCTTAAAGCGCAAAAAAAAGAGGCTAGAGCTCAAGAAGAGTTAGAGTTGAAAGCAGCAAGAGAGGCGGCCGAAAAAAGAGATCAAGCTAATGCCGAAAGGATTGCTAAGAAAATGGCTAGGATTGAGGCTGGTTTGCCGGTAGAAGATCCGGTTGTGGAAACTAAAGCAGAAGAAAAACCTGTGAAAAAGACTGCAACCAAAAAAACTACTACAAAAAAGGCAGAAACAAAAGCAGTATCAAAGAAAAGAGGTAGGCCAAAAAAAAGTAGTTGATGGATATATCTTTAATCGACCAAATCAAAAAAAAGATTGAACTTAGGGAATCTCAGATACAAGAAACCTTAATGTCGGGTAGTTTAAAAGATATGGAACATTATAAATATTTGCAAGGAGAACTTAATGCTTTATACTTTATTGCAAATGAGATTAGTGATTTAGCAAAAGAACTTTAATGTCAAAAATAATTAACCCAAACGCAGCAACAAAAGTAGCAGAGGCTTATGTAGAGCCTAATGAAAGGGTCTTAGATCCTGAAAAATTAGATGCCTCGATACTTGAGCGTATGCCACAACCTACAGGTTGGCGTTTATTGGTTTTGCCCTACGCTGGCAAAGTAAAAACAAAAGGCGGAATAGTCTTAGCTAAAGAGACTAAAGACCGTGAGGCACTAGCAACAGTAGTAGCTTATGTAGTCAAGATGGGACCACAATGTTATAACGATACAGCTAGGTTTGGAGATAAACCGTGGTGTGAAGAAAAACAATGGGTTTTAATAGGGCGCTACTCTGGCTCTAGGTTTAAACTTGAGGAAGGTGCAGAAGTAAGAATCATCAACGATGATGAAGTGATAGCCACAATTCTCGATCCAGATGATATAGTAAGCTTATGACAGTCGAAAACGATGACAACATAACTCAACCAGAGGTTGAGGAGATTGAAATAGAAGTTGCTGATACCGATGCTACGGAAGAAGTAACTGCCTCTAATGATGAAGAATTAGAGAATTACACCAAAAATGTTTCTAAAAGAATAAATAAACTTAACGCTAGAAACAGACAAACAGAAGAAAGAGCAGCGCAACTAGAGGCGGCTTTACGACAAAGAGAGCAAGAGGTGAATAGCTATTATCAACAAGCAGCTCAAGCGCAAAGAACGTTACTAGAAAAAGAAGAAGAGAACGTACAAGCCAAAGAAAGAGAGGCTAACGATCTTTATGAAAAAGCGGTTAGCTCTGGCGATGCGTCTTTGATGTCAAAAGCTGACACTTTGAAAAGTGAGGTAGCCTTACAAAAAGAAAAGGTCAGGCTTGCTAAACAAAAACAAGAACAGATAGCAGACACAAGCTCTGCTCAAAACGTTGTGGCACAACCTGAGCAACAACCACAACAACCGCAAACAGTACAACCAACAAAAGAGGCCCTAGCTTGGGCGTCCAAAAATCCATGGTTTAACGAAAACATGGAGGCTACTGCTTGGGCCCAACACGTTCACAATACGTTGGCCTACGAAGGTTATGATTTAGACTCTGATGATTACTACAACGAGCTAAATAAAAGAATTTATAAAGTTTATCCAGATCTTAGATCTGATAATGTCGAGCAAAATGAGGACCGACCCGCTGTGCAAAGAGTCGCCTCAGCTGCCGTAGGTAGTCGACAAAAAACACAAGGCAAAGAGAACGGCGTACGTTTTAGTAAATCCGAAGTCGAAACTCTACAAGGATTGAAACCACACGGCATGTCAGATGAGGCGTGGTTGAAATCTGTCGCTAAAGAAAAACAAAAACTAGCAACTAGGGAGGCAAAATGACAGAAGAAAATAGCGAAAACGTACATTCCAGAATATCCCGTGAGTCCGAGTCTCACGATAAAAATTCTCGTAGACAACCTTGGAGACCGGTAAGAAAACTAGAAACTCCACCCCCACCAGAAGGTTACGAATATCGTTGGATAAGAGAATCAATGTTGGGTCAGGAGGATAGAGCAAACGTAGCAAGAAGAGTTAGGGAAGGTTGGGAACTCGTAAGAGGATCCGATTTACCTGATGAATATGCTTATCCGATTGCCGAATCTGGTAGACATGCTGGTTTAGTTTATAGCGAAGGACTTTTATTGGCGAAGATACCTGTCGAGACTCGACAAGAACGAAACAGTTATTACGAGGATCAAACTGTCAGAAAAAAAGAGGCATTGGATAACAATATGTTTAACGATGCCAGAAAAGATGGCAGATACGTCAAGTACGACTCCGATAGAAAGTCTAATGTTACTTTTGGAAAAAAGTAATAAATATTAATAGGAGTAAATCTTATGGCGAATAAAGATGCCGCATTTGGTTTAAAACCTGTTCGTATGATGGGCGGAGCACCATACTCTGGAGGACAATCCAGATATAGAATAGCTAGTGGCGCCACAACACCAATATTTCAAGGCGATTTAGTTACACAACTAACAGCTGGGGTGTTGGGACGACATACAGCCACCGGAACCGTTCCAATTGTTGGAGTGTTTAACGGAGTTCAGTACACTGACCCCACTACAGGCGAGCAAGTTTTTAACAACTATTATCCTGGTAGTATTTCTGCCTCGGATATAATCGCAAGCGTAATCGACGATCCTAATGTCGTTTTTGAAGTACAAGCAGACGCAGCTATGCCTGTTGCTGACTTGTTTGGAAACTTTGACATTGTTGATGGATCACCGGTTGGCGATACTAAGTCTGGAAGATCTAACTTAGAGCTTGATGTAACGACAGGAGCTACAACTGCTACATTACCTCTAAAAGCGTTAGATATTTCTCAGGATCCCGATAACGACGACGTAGCATCAGCAAACACCAATGTTTTATGTGTGATTCAAAACCACATCATGGGACAAAAAGGTGCTGGTTTAGCATAAGGAGTTAATACATGGCAATTTCAAGAGCACAATTAGCGAAAGAGCTAGAGCCTGGTCTAAACGCACTTTTCGGAATGTCCTATGATTCTTACGATCAAGAGTATGAAGATATCTTTGTGATCGAGGACTCAAACAGGGCGTTTGAAGAAGAGGTGCTTATCACAGGTTTTGGCGGAGCACCCGTCAAGTCAGAGGGTCAAGGCGTTGAATTTGACAATGCCTCAGAAAGTTTTAGCGCAAGATACACGCACGATACTGTTGCGTTAGCGTTTGCGCTTACAGAAGAGGCGGTTGAAGACAACCTGTACGATTCTCTTGGTAAGAGATATGTTAAAGCTTTAGCAAAATCTATGGCTAACACCAAAGAGGTTAAAGGAGCTGACGTATTGAATAACGCTTTCTCATCTAGTTTTACAGGTGGTGATGGCGTATCTCTAATTAACACTGCTCACCCACTTGCAGGTGGAGGAACAGCTGCTAACAGAGCAACTACGATGGCAGATTTGAACGAGGCGTCTTTAGAAGATGCTTTGATCGACATATCTACTTTTACAGATGACAGAGGTTTGACTATCAGCGTTACCGCGGATAAATTAATAATTCCTCCGCAATTAGTATTCGTCGCTGACAGAATATTAAACTCTACTCAAAGATCTGGGACTGCTGATAATGATATCAACGCAATCAGAAACACAGGTGTATTGCCTGGTGGTTATGCGGTAAATCATTACCTAACAGATCCAGACGCTTTCTTTGTCTTAACGTCAGTTAATGCTATGGGAGAAGGTCTAAAAATGTTCCAAAGATCTCCAATGGAGACTTCTATGGAGCCAGACTTTTCTACAGGCAACATCAGATACAAAGCTAGAGAAAGATATTCGTTTGGTTTCTCTGATTGGAGAGGAATCTACGGATCTCAAGGCGCGTAATTTGAAGTCGTAACACACTTTATTACTCAGTGTTACAAAGGGCCCGAAAGGGCCCTTTTTTTATGTTTACTAAATATTGTGTAAGTTTGCAAAAAGTTATAATATTCTACTTATGAACAATTTAGTGGACAAATCAGCAGCTAAAGAGGCAATTATGGATGTAGGCGTTGGTTTTTTTATGGCTTTTCCGGTAGCTTTAGCAGTGCTTTCTTTTTCAACGTGGATAGGTTTAGGTGTAATTACAACAGCAGTATTTCAGACTTTTGTATTTACTTTAGTTTCTTTACTAAGAAAGTATTTTATAAGAGTTCATTTTAAAAAAATCAATAGTGAAAGATAAGTAAGATCATTTGCCAATCACATAGTCAAATAGTATTATCAAACTTGTACGATTAATTGTTACGGGCATAGTGCTCGTAATGGCTATTTTAAAGGAGGCTGATTATGACTACGCATTTTACTTCGGGTGTTACCAACGTTGATAAAGATACAACTTTAGGTAAATTTAAAGCACCCGCTCCACATAAGTATCACACTTATTTTAATGATTTTGATACTTACTTGGCGTCCGATTGGACAATCACTACAACTGAGGATGGTACAGGATCCGCTACCGAGGCATTAGCTGACGGCGATGGCGGTTTACTGTTAGTAACCAACGCAGCTGGAGATAATGACCATGACTTTTTCCAACTTGTAAAAGAGGGTTTTAAGTTTGAGTCTGGCAAACAGTTAGCATTCAACATGCGTTTTAAAACTAACGATGCTACTGAAACTGATATTGTCGCTGGTTTACAACTGACTGACACTTCTCCCCTAGATGTGACAGACGGTATTTTCTTTTTGAAGTCTGACGGTGGAACCACAGTTACTTTTG